CGGCTGTTATCGTTCAGCGTCTTAATGAGCAAAAGGTTTGCGTCGTGGTCGTCCTTGGTGAGTGAGTACAGGCAATACGACGACGGGTCATATTGCCGATTGACGAATATCAAGCCCACGGAATAATCGACCCAGTACCCGTACATGACACCGTCATATTTGAGACCGAGCATGAATTCCGCTTTGCTCGTCTTGGGTTCGATAAATGTGTCATTGTCAAGTAGAAACTTGTTTTCGATGGCATAATCACCGTACCGCGTGCCGTTCACCAATTGCCCGAAGCGCGTTCGCTTCTTCTTCTCGATGAATTCGGCGTCGGTGAATAGCTCGACGCATACTTGACCCTTGACCGTGAAACGCTTCGACGTGTCCACCTTGATTTTCCAAAAGAGGAAATATGGGTTGACGACGGTTATCGAGTTAGCGAGAAGGACAGCGCGAACATTGTCACGCGTACGGGCGACCGTCTCGTATAGGTCGAGAAATACCTCCACCTCGTTTTTGAGGTAGGTGACGCGTCCCTTGTCGATAATGAATTCGTCGAAAATAATCTTGTTCACGTCGGGGTAGTTGTTCGATTTGAGCTGTCGTGAGGTGGAGAGAGCCACGAAATAGAACGCCACTTCACCATTGACAAGCCCGACGCTACCCTCGATTTTGAGCTCGTCGTCGGGGTAGAAATCCCGCACCGCGTCGAAGAATTTACCATTCATCAGCATTTCGTCGATTTCGGTCTGGTAACGTCGCACCCATACGGTTTGAGCCTTGTTCTTTTTGAAATCGTCAATACCCCACCGCGTACAATGGAACGTTTTACCACCGCCACGGTTAGAGAGAACCATATTCAAAATTTTATTATGCGAGAGTAGCGCGGATTTGTCATACCACATTCAAGTCACCTTTTCTTGGTTGCCATTGCCAAAAGCAATAGCGACATCGATTTTCTTTTCTTGGTTGAGCCGCCTGTCGAGCCCGAGCTCGCACCCTCCCAGTCCGTCCCTGTCAAGAATTTATACCACGTAAGAGCCTGTTCACCGCGCTTCGTGGTGTTTTGATTCTTGGGGCGTTCGTAGTTTTTCATGAACGCTTGCCCGAGGTATTGAGGGCTTTCGGTGCTCACCTTGAATTGTTTGAACGTTATCGGATAGGCTTTCGTCTTGTAGTATTGAAGCCCGTTCGCAAGCTCATATTCAATACGAGCGAGTGCGCTGTCCATGTGGGCGGGGTCGAGGTTGTTCTCGGAACACCAATTGAGGAATTTCGTTGCGGGTGTCCATTGGACGAGCCCGTAACCTCCCGATGTGTTACCCTCTTTCAACGATTGCCATATAGCGGGATTGATACCCGATTCGGTTTGAAAATTCCCGAGTAGTCCCGCGATAGCGTTCAGCGTCCACCCGCGCGAGTGGAGATAATCGCACACATAGCGCGCATTTGTCTCCATCTCGCTTTGGGTGAGATAGCGGTTTCCCGCGTAGAAATCAGCCACCGAGGAGCTCCTCGAGTTTCTTGTAGCTGTCGAGCTTCTCCACGTCGGACAGACACGCGGCGAGAGCTTCCTTCACGTCGTTTTTCGGTTCTTCCACCTCGACGGGAATCGAGATAACTTGACCGACGCGAATCTTGTTCGGGTTCGCGATTTTGTTGTGCTGTGCGATTTTGAAAACGGTTGTGTTATGCGCCCGCGCGATCGCTGTCAACGTGTCGCCCTTCTTGACCGTGTAAACGGTGTACTTCGTCATTTCAGTTTCTCCTTCATAACACTCAAAACTTCCTTTATCTCCGTTAGTACCGAGGTAATGGTCGCATTGAATTTATAGTCTTTGAAAAGGAAATAGCCGATGATAGCGACGGACATTCCGTTGCTTACGATGATATCTACAATTTCAGCAATGGTCATGTTATACGCTCCTTTTATTCAATTACATTATAGCCACCCATAATTTCGGGGACGTCGGTCATAAGACGAACCGCCAAAACAGACGCACCGAGGTTTGTCGGGTGTGTGTTGTCGTCGGAAAGAAGCGGGTTTCCGTTATCCGTTGCCCAACCCTCAACAGCGCCGACAGCTTCCCACGAATCCACGAGACGCACGCCCGCTTGCCGTGCGAATTCTCTATGCTGTGAACGGTCGAGCGTCGGCGTGGACGGAATGACATTGAGCACGAGGTCAATGTTATTCACCGCGCAAAGCTCCTTGACGATGGGTACATAACGCGAATACGTTGCGAAATCGTCGTTGATACCCACGTACCACACAAGGGTTTTCGGGCAACCGTGTTTGAGAGCAAGCAAAAGGTCGTTGTAAGCGTCAACCGAACCCGCACCCGCTTTTGCGTCCACGAGGATTTTGTTAATCGAATAACCATCGCTCAACGAACCGAATACGCGGTTTGTAGCGTTGCCCATGTAGGAATCACCGAACACCCACACATCAAAATCAAACGGGCGACCCATAACGGAGAACGACACATTTTCGAGTGTTGTGTTTGTCTTGAAGAACGGAACACCCGAAGCATTTTCAATGGTGAAATTCAAGGCACTCACTAAACCACTACCCCATTCGGGAGCATATTTTGATGTGGCAATCTGTAATTTGAATGTACCGTTTAACTCCGAAGTAATGTTCACGTAAACAAAACCGCGTAATGTGGTGGTGTGTGCTTCGTTATATACTTCTTCGGTTTCGGTTGTGTGTTGGTGGGCTGTCATACCCGTTTCATTGATTACAGCCCAAAGCGAACCGTATTCGGGTGTGTCGGGTAAGCCCTTACCGATAGTGAGCTCCACACCCTCGGTAATACGAGCAAAGAACGACATTGACCAACCGTTCACGAGGTACTTCGGGAAATCATCGAGCGTTACCGTCGTACCCGCTTCGACGCGGTTTGATTTGTAGCTCACGATTTTGTTCGGGCCCGTCGAACCAACGACGCCACCGCCGCCAACGCTTCCACGAATGGCGTAGCTTCCGCGCTCCACGAATTTTTGTGACTCAGGTGCGGCAAGCATGAGCGCGCCGTCGTGAATGTTCTTGACCGAGAATCGCACATACCACGCGCCATAGGGAACGGAAATCACGGTCGTTTCAACCGCGAAGCCGTGCATATATTTTCCGTCACGGTCAAACCATGCTCCCATGCGAATGGGAACATTCGACATTTCCTTGTTAAACAAGGACAGCCGTTCACCCTCATAAACACGGATGAAGCCCGTCGAAAAATAGTCTTTGTTTTCCTGCAAAAGCCCTGTGAGGTAGTTGACATAGAAGCCTACCACCTTGTCGGCGGTATGGTAGCGGTTCGTGTATGCGATATCGTCGGCAAGGTTTTTCACGTTGTCGGGGAGAACGGAATTCACGAGCGTTCCGTCACCGTACTCGGAAAAGCTCACGGTGTCGGCGTTACACACCATGAAGTTTTTCGCACTGTCCGTGTTCCGATAGGAGAGACGGACGAACCCAACGTCACCCGATTGTGTATAGGTGAGAACGTCGGTCGCTCCCATGGTGTCGAGAAGCTCCTTGTTTTTATCGTAGGCAGCCACGAAGCGAATTTGACGCGGCGACATATCCTTATCGAACAAGCCGAGCGTTTCCTTCTCCGCGATCGCGATGAAATCGGTCGTTACGTAGACAACCGATTCTGTGATAACGCCGTGAACGGGGTGAATGTAGCCGCTTATGACGGTGTCGGGGTTCAGGCGGTTCACCGATACAAAGCGGTCGATTTCGCGCCTTGTCTGTGCTTCCACACCGCGCACCGCCGAACCGAGGTTGTTGTAAACGTGTCCCGAGCTATCCACGCGGGCGTCCACGATTTCGGCGTCAAAGGTGGTCGAGCCCTCGGTGAGCTTGCCCGACAGATTTTCGAAACGCGACCCGAGGTTATCGAGCTTCCCGTCGATGAGCTTGTCGAACGTTCCTTCGTAAAGCACTTTATCAACAGCCTTTTCCACATCCTGTGGAAGCTCGTTCACCCTGTCCACCATTTCGTTAACTTTGCCCGTTGTGCGGGCGGCGAGCTCGAGCGCGGTCAAGGCTTCTTCGTCATAGACCGACGCGGGGTTCGTCATGGAATAATGGCGATTGAGTTTGTCAATCATGGTTTTCCCTCCTTAATACAGACCGAGGAAAAGGTCGCTCAATTCCTCGATTATCATTTTGTCTACGTTGAGAATGGCGGCGCGGTTCTTTGCGAGCTCATCCCCGAGAGGTTGGACGCCGATATTACCGACGCGGCGAAGCGTATGCTCGACGCGACCCTCGCTCGACGTTTCACCCGAAGCAGACGAGTTTCCCGTGTCGCTCGTGCTATGAGTGGCGTCGTCAACGGTTGCCTCGGTGAGATACTTGTCAAGGTTCGTTATTGACCCTTGCGGGGTATTCGAGAACCGTCTTTCGTTGCTGTTTGTCCCCGTTCCCGTGCTCGTCGAGTTTGCCGAGCTTGACGACGAACCGCTGTCGGTTCTGTCCTCCGTAAAGGTTTCGGTCAAGTCGTAGCTTTTCATAATGTTGTCGTCCTTGAAATCAAGGAAGCGGCAAGATTCATATAGCTGTACGTAATACGGCATGATTTCCCGAATACGGGTTCGGAAGCTGTGAAGGAAGCGACCCGTGGTCTCCTGTCCTATCTGTCGGAAATAGTAGTGGTCGATAACCTTCTGCTCGAATGCGAGCTTTTCGTCACCCTCGTAATACGAAGGGTAATCGAAGTCCCAAAGCTTCACACCGCTTTCGATGAGCTCGCGGAGCTCAACCGTGATTTTGGTATTGGTTCGGGGAGCGTCATACATCATCGGTTTCCACCTCCATTTCGACGGGTTCGGCGCGTTTCTTTACAGAGACATTGAGACCGTAAAGCTCGTTGATTGCTTCGCAAGCCCGTTGCCGCGCTTCGAGTTGCAAATCGCAAAAGCTTTCAATGAGTTGGTTGTTGCTGTTTGCTTCGTCGGTGATGAGACGCTCCTTTTTGTCAATGGGCGAATTGTTGACGCCGAGGAAGGTCAAGAGCTCACTCTCCACGCTACGCTTGTAGTCCATGAGCTCGTTACCGAGGAATTTCACACCCGTTTGAAACGCTTTGACGCTGTCAATGTTGAGGTTCTTGTCGGCATAGATGGCGGGGACATTCCCGTCCACCTGATTGAAAAGAGCCTTGAACGTGAGCGCGTCCTTGTCGTCGCACGTAAAGACGACGGGCGTCTTATTCGCTTTGACGTTCACGTCCATGGTGCGTTCGGCTTCTGTGAGCTTATTCACATAGAACATGATAAACGGGTCGGTGGGGAGACGAAGCTTATTATTTTCGATGATGACGCATTCATCGGCTTTATACGTTCTATTGTAATTGAAGCCGTGGGCGATATAATGCGTCGGGTCACCGTAAATATTGACGTTGCCCGTCGTCCCGCACTCGAGGCACATATAGCTCATGAGAGGGTCACGGAAAAAGATTGCTTTACCCTTCGAAAACAGCTCGCGCTCGATGTGGCGTTCCTGTATTCCGTCGGGAAGTCCCGACCATTCGAACGCGTTCATGGCGATTAGCTTGTACTTATCGTAAAGCGTTCGGAACGTGAGATTGTTCAAAAGGTCGGCGAGGTTTGCGCGTTTGCGTGCCATGGTTGCACCTCCTTATCCTTGCTCGGTTTCGTTGCCCGCGTTGCTTTGCGAGTAGTCACCGATTTTGTCGCCATTGTTCCAAAAGGTGATACCGTTGTTAAAGATATTCTCAATGGCTAAAATATCCGAATTGCACAAGCTACCAACAGCGTGACAGCCTTTCGTTTTAATAAACGTGAAGCTTTCACGAGCGCAAAGGTTCGGACGCTGAACGGTGTTGAGACGGTAGCCGTACATGGTGAAAAAGTCGTCAATGATTTTCGCACGTTCCCGCGAAATACACTTCTTGTAAAAGCTGAACGTGTGCTTAACGTTGGCAAAGTTGACCGTGGGCGAGAAATTGCCTTTTGCCTGCGGGGGTTGCAAATCCATGTCAGCACGTTGAGCGAGTGAGCCTGCTATATCTGCGAAGCCCGATACCGCCGTACCGATACCGCCAACAGCCCCGATCGGGTTCGCTGTCATGACCGAGCCCGCCGCCGTTCCGAGGCCTGCGAGAATCTTGACGCCCGCCATAGCCATACCCATATTATTTTGGTTTTGGTTCTGTGCGAGCCAAAGCTTGTACGGGTCGGAATCCCACGCGCATATCGGGAAATTGGTTAACGCGACGCCCTCGTCGTAATTCTCGGGAATCCCGTTGTAATTCTTCGGATAGGCTTTGACACCTCCGTCGGGAGAGCAAACGCCCTTCATACGAAAGTCGATTTTCGAAATGGTGTCGCTTCGCTCGTACCGATACGCCGCGCTTGTCCCGTTATTATTGGTGAGGTAAAGAAGCTTATACGGGTAGGTGAAAAGCTTATTGTTTCGCGGGACATACCCGTCGAGGTTCGCGCCGCGTTGGATGGTAACGTCGTACGTTCCTGTACCCTGCACGTACTCAAATGGGACGGTATTGTCGCCCGGTGTTTTAATGAGCTTCGTCGGGTACATCCACATCGTGATAATGCTGTCGAGCTGTCCGTAGTCCTCGAGCTCGCGAAGGATGTTCGCCACCTCATGGAAATTTGAATTGACGTCAATCTCGCCCGCCTTGTTACGAATATAGGCTTTTGCCGCGTAAACGCCGCAACCGTTACCGACGCCTTGGTTAATGGTGAACATGGGTCGGTAGACGCTCGTGTCGCTCACGTTGTTCATGTCCACGGGGTCGAGAAGTAAGTTGAACGTTGACAAAGCAACGAGGGACATATCGTCGAGGTCAGCGGGTTCGATACATTCCTCGACGACGTATTCCCCGAGCTCGAGCCCTTCGTCAACGGTATAATTTCCGACGTAATCGTCGGGGACGTGCTGTCGCTCGATGAAGCACGGGAGAAGCTCGAACCGAAAGAGGTACGTTTGAATCACATCGAGCTCGAGGTCAAGCTCGACCGTTTCGTCGTTGATGTACTCGACATTGTTAATGAAGAAGTAGAAAAACGACGGGTCGCTCGTAGCGTTTCGGAAGTACAAGTAATTCCATTTCAGCGCGTCGGACATGGTCGCCGCTACTTTGAGCTTCCACGAACGCCGCACATACGAGTACGCGGACAAGGTTTTGACAACCTTGCCCGCGAAATAGCTTCGTTGTTCCGAAGCATTCGCAAAGTATATGGAATGCTCGTACTTGCTATTGAGACGCACACCCGAGCAAATATAAATGGTCGTTTGTGGTGTGCTCATGGGTTCACCTCTTATTCAGCCGCCTGCGTGGTGAATCGAATCGCGTTCTTGAAGGGAGAAAGCGAAAGGATTTGATGGACGTGGTAGAAATAGTTGGTGAACAAACCGTGCGCGTTGCGCTGGGTCTCCATACGGGACAGGGTGTCCCATACGCGGAAGAAATTCTTATCCGCGAGAATGGCGTAAGTATCATTGAGTGAACCGAAGTCGTCCATTGTAATGATACGGGTCGGAATGTCGGTCTTGCTTACGTTGAACGCGGACGCGAGAAGGTCAACGTCAACCTCGGCGAGCACGTCCTTGTGAATGAACAACACGAGGTCGTCGGGGTCTGTCCATGTCATGACGTGCGCCATGTTATACCTATCGGACGCAAACGTCATATCCTCTTTAGCCTTGCGAATATTCTTGATAAAGAGTTTCGCATTAACCTTCGAATCGGTCTCGTTCTCGTAGCCCGTGAGAAGCTTCTCGGTGTGATAGTCAGCGTATCCGTTATACGTTGCGAGAAGGTTCTTCATCAGCAACCACTCGTCGTGAGCCGCGCGGCTGTAAATGCTGTTAAGCTGTGCGAGAATGAAGCTGTCAAGGGTAGCTTCGGAACGGAACACCGCGACAAAGTCGATGTCACCGAGGGAAATCGGATAACAGTCCTTGCGGTTCTCGCGATGGTAGGCAACCGTCGTTTCGGATGCATCGAAACGTGTGAGCGCGAGCTGTCCCTCGGGGTCGTAGGGAGTTGCACCCCAATGCATATTGACGAAAATTTCCTCGACGTCCTGCTTCGTGAGAATTTCACCCGCCTTGAAGGGTGCGAGCTTATTCTTGAAGAGCTTCGTCTCAATCATCGTCTTGCCGATTTTGTGAAGAAGCGCGTCGCAAAATTCGTTATATAGGGGTGTGTATTCCGCGAAAGCGTTACCGATAGCGGAAATCGTGTCGCGGGTTGCTTCGGGGATTCTGTCTTGGTAATCAGTCGAAGCGTTGTTACGAATGCTGTTGAGTACAGAGAATCCAATACCCATTTTTAAGTCCTCCTATTAGAAAGAAAGTTTTTTCGCGAAGTCCTCACACGATTCAACGTCGTCGCCCTCGTCGTCGTCCTCGGGTGTCTCCTTCGTGGTTACTCTTTCGAATAACTTTTGATTAAGTGTACGCGCGGCTTCGAGGTCATGGGAGAGGTTTTTGTTATTCTCCGATAACGTGTCGCGCTCGTTGGTGAGCTCGGTGAGCTGGGTCTCGAGCTCGAGAATGCGCTCTTGCGCTTGCTCAATGGTTTCGATTGGCATAGTGGCAACCTCCTGTTAATTTTATCCATCAATAGAATACTATATTAGTATAACGTTGTCAATGAACATTTTTCAAAAATTTTTCGAAAATGTGTTGACAAAATGGAAAATGTGTGCTATACTATAGTAGGATGAAAAATTCCGAATATTTACATTTTGGAGGTTGCCAACCATGACAAAAGAGTATTACATCAAAGCCGCACACGGTGTGCGGGAGGGTATTCACAACGAATTGACTACCCTCCCCGTTGACGGGAAGCTCGCGCAAGAGTTTCACCTCGGACGCTTGTCCATGCTTCTTGAAATCGCCGCCCACGACGAAACGCTCCGCTATGAGGATTACGCGAAAGTCGCGTCGGAGATAGCCGTCATTCGTCGATTGATTCGGGAGGAGGTGTACCAAAGTGAGATATTCGAACCAGCAAATCCGCGAAAATATTCGGTGGTTCATTGAGGAGACCAAACAGCCCGAGCTTCACAACGTCATTCCGTTTTGTATCGGTTACTACGGGTACATCACGAAACAAATATGGGGTGAGATATATCACCTCTACGTCGAGGGGGTTATCAAGTTTTGAACCTTCTCGCCGCGATCGCGCTTCTTCTTGTGTTCGCCCTGTCCCGTAAAACGGACGGGTGCGAGCACCCAGACTGCGAGCATTGTCCATTCCCACGTTGCAAACGGGATTGAATATCGAAACGCCGCCCCGCGCGGCGTCCACGGGATGTGGTTGCCCCGTGCCGATGAGACAGACCGAAAAATTATTTTATAGGAGGTTGCCACCATGAGCAACGAAATGAGAAAGTCTTTGAGAGACAGAGCGAAGGAATTCAGCGTACAGCTGCCTTTTATGGAGGGACGCGAGAAGGGTGAAACGAAGGAGCTTCTCGGACAGGTTAGCACGATTTCCGATTACGGTTTCCTTCCCAACGAGAACGGCGAAGCGTATGCTTGCTTCATCGTGAAGGAGCGCGCGGGTAAATTCTACTTCGGCGGTTCGGTTCTCACCGACCGTTTGAGCCAGCTCGAGGAAGAAGGCTACCACGACGAAATCGTCGAGAACGGTCTCCCCGTCCTCATGACCGAGCAAAAGGCGAAGAAGTCCAACCGCAACTATACCGCCGTTGAGTTTTACCCCGAGGGTTAAGCCATGACGGGCGGCGGTACGAAATCCCGTCGCGGTGTATATTATGACCTTGATGTATCCCCGTACGAGTATACAAGCCCGTACGGGGATATATTCAAATTCTCGAGCGCGAAGAAGCTTGAAATATACGCCCGCGACATCGAAAAGGAAATGAAGCGGTTCGACGCGTTTTTCGCTCGGAACGGGCTTCGAAACATTATCCCCGAGGAAATTATCGACCTTGTTAAAAGGAAGGTATATCGGGCGTTCTATTCGTCTGTTGAGAGGTAACGCGGTATGGGACAGTATAAAGGCGGACGAGCCAAAGGAAGGAAGAACCTAACCCGAACGTCGTCGGGGTTGATTAAGAATCAGCACGGCGTCACGTTCACCGAAAGTGAGAAGAAGCTTCTCGAGAGCCGCGTGAACGCGGTCAACCGAAAGCATAACAAAATGAAAAGAGCCGAGGCGACATTACCGCGTAAATACGCGGGACGGGAAATGGGTGACACCGTCGGGTCGCTTCAGCTTATGGGGAAAGAATCTGACCTTATTATAGCAAAGAGAACCAAATCTTTACAACGTTTTCGAAGCCGAGAGCAATTCGAAAAATATATGACTTCACTCGAAAAAGCAAATTCACCCGATTATGTGGTGGAAAAGATAAGAGATTATAAACGAAATCATATGCAAGCAATACGAGAAGCTTTCGGAAGCGACGCGGACGACGTTCTTATGAAAATACGAATGATGAAACCCGACGATTACATGAAGCTTGTTCAATCCGATGAAACATTGGAAATAAGCTTTGTCTATGACGCTTCGGACGTCAATAAACTGAACGTCATTCGTTCCGCTTTAGGTATGAAACTCAAAGAAGATTATATATAAGGGATGATAACATGGCAATTAAGTCATACACGGTTGCCGCCGATTTCGAGACAACCGTCGACCCGTCCGACGTCCGCGTGTGGGCGGCGTGTGCCGTTGATGTCAAGACCCTTGAAACGGTGTTCATCGGTAACACCATCGACAGCTTTTTCGAATGGTTGCAAGACAAAAACACAAAGTGCTATTTTCATAACTTGAAATTTGACGGGGAATTCATTCTTTCGTACTTGCTCCGAAATGGGTACAAGTATTCCGAAAGCCGCGCTCCGAAAACCTTCGAGTGTCTCATCACCGACAACGGTATATTTTACTCGATAACCGTCATTTTCGCAAAGGAAAATAAGAAGTACCGTAAAGTCACGTTCTACGATTCTATGAAAAAGCTACCGTTCAAGGTGGCGACGATTTCAAAAGCGTTCAACCTTCCCGACGAAAAGCTCGTGATTGATTACGAAGCCCCGCGCCCCGTCGGTCACGAGCTCACCGAGGAAGAAAAAGCGTATATCGTGAATGACTGTCGTATCGTTGCGGCGGCGTTGCAAATCCAAATCGGGCAAGGACTAAAGCGCATGACGAATGCGTCCGACGCGATGGGTAATTTCAAGGAAATAATGAGCTTGAAGCAATTCGACCGATATTTCCCTGTGTTGCCTGTGGAGCTCGACGCGGACATCCGACGAGCCTATCGTGGCGGCTTCGTGTATCTCAAACCCGAGTACAAGAGCGTCCGAGGGTTGACGGGCTGTCGGCTTGACGTCAACAGCCTTTACCCGTCGGTTATGTACGACCGTTTGCTCCCGTACGGTTACCCGATGTATTTCGAGGGTGAACCCGATCGCGACGAAAATTACCCGCTTTTCATTGTTCGGTTTGAATGTGCGTTCGACCTAAAGCCGAACCACCTTCCCACCGTCCAGTTAAAGCATACGTTCCGATTTTCTCCGACCGAGTATCTTTCGAGCTCCGACGGGGACATTATCGAAATGACCATGACGTCGGTTGACCTTGCGCTTTTCCTCGAGCATTACGACACCCACGGCACGCTGAAGTATATAAACGGGTGGCGGTTCAAAGGTGTTTCGGGTGTTTTCAAAACGTATATCGACCATTGGATGAAGATAAAAGAAACGTCCACAGGTGCGCTCCGACAGCTTGCAAAGCTCATGCTTAATAGTTTGTATGGCAAATTCGCCACGAACCCGAAAGCACATAAGCGCGTCGCCTATCTCGACGAGGACGAAATCGTCCGCTATGAGGTTATCGACAACGAGGAAAAAGCGAAGCGGCACAAGGTGAGCCCGCCCGCGCTCCGTGACCCTGTCTATACCGCTATGGGCGCATTCATCACCGCATATGCGCGAGAAAAGACCATACGAAGCGGGCAAGCGGTCTTTGATAGGTTCATCTATTCCGACACCGATTCGTTGCACCTTCTCGGAGAAATCCCTCCCGAGGGGCTTGAAATCCATGAGACGAAGCTCGGAGCATGGAAGAACGAAGGAACGTTCACCGATTCGAAATTCATTCGTGCGAAAACGTACATGGAGACAACCGAAAACGGCGTCGAGGTTACGTGTGCGGGTATGCCCGATAACATTAAGAAGCTCGTAACCTATGAGAATTTCCACGAGGGTTCTACGTTCGAGGGTAAGCTCATGCCAAGACGATTCAAGGGTGGCGTCGTGCTTATGCCGACGACGTTCACGTTAAAATGAGTATTGACAAGGTAACCCGTTTATGGTATAATGTTCTATAGTAATTGTGACCCGTGCATTAAATCATGGGAACGGAGCGTCGGGTGCTACTCGTAACTGAGCCGACGTCCTACGGGTTGGCAACCTTTTTCATATACTCACGGCGTCACGACGAAAGCAAAGAGGCGTACATCTTCGGATGTGCGTCTTTTTGTGTTGTACCCGTGCGCCCTGCTCCGTTGTGCAATATGCTAACACGTTGCGCCGGATCGATACGACACAGCGTCGTGCCCTTGTACAAATTGAACAATTCCCCGTCG